TGAAAAAGAAAGATTTAGTTAAGGTAAGCAAACTTGGTATTAAATTAAGTGCTGATTCACTTTTTGGTAAGGCTGTATATGGCAATGATCAGTTTGGTGATTCTAGTGCAAATAATGATGAGATAGCTGTGCCTGTGTATAATTATGAGAATTTGAGGCATGTACCAGAGATAAATGATATAGTAGATACTAATATTAGAGCCATAGTTCAAAATGTTACTGGGTTTGGCTATCATTTTGAGCAGATATCTGGAGATCAAAAGGAGTATGAGCGTCAGCTAGCAATTGTTAAACCTTTGTTTGATGATCCGAATGAATATTATGAGACCTTTGTTACCATAATTAAACTTGTTTCAATAGATAGAGAGACATATGGCACTGGCTATCTTGAAGTGAGAAGAAATAATGAAGGTAATATTGCAAGATTGTATCATATGCCAGCCTATAGAATTCGGGCTCGTAAGGATAGAATAGATAAAAAGACTAAGAATGTAGAACAAAGAGGATATGTTTTACTTTCTTCTGATGATAAGCCGATAATGTATTTTAAAAATTTTGGTGATGCTCGGGACCTCAATTCTGAAACGGGAGAGTATGGCAAAGTTCCATTCAATATGAGAGCTTCTGAGCTCATTGAATTTAAGCATCATAATACACAATCAAAGTATTATGGAATTCCCCAATATATCTCAGCAGAGAGTGCTATCATAGGCAATAACTATGCTTCTGCAATAAATAATAATAGGTTCAAAAATAATTGTGTGCCCGATCAATTGATAGTTGTCAATAATGGTTCTATAATTAGTGGCAAGGAAGAATTGTCAGAGTATTTCAGAAGAGAGTTCAAAGGAGCAGAGAATGCAGGTAAATCCCTTCTAATTGAGATAGAAGGTTATGATAAGAGTTTAGTTAGTGAAGGATTAGAAAAGGCAACGGTTCAAGTGATATCTTTGAATGACTGGCATGATGCAGACTTTTTGGAATTTCAAGCCAATAATGATATTAGAATCCGCAGAGTTTTCAGATTGAGTAAGATAATTATCGGTGAGACTGATGATGTGAATAGAGCTTCTGCTATAACTGCTAAAGAAATAGCAGAAGAGCAGGTATTTAGTCCTATGAGAATAGAGATGAATGAAATAATAAACCAAACAATCATAAAGGACATATTGCAAAGACATAACATATTAGATTCTCCTGCTGTTTGGTTTGCTTTTGATAAGATGACCATGCAAGATCCCGATTATGAGTTAAGAAAAGCAGAAGTAATGGCAAGCACACGAGTTGCCTCTATAAATGAGATAAGAAATTTGCTTGGTCTGCCTTCTTATGGTAAGGAAGGCGATAAAATATATAATACCCCTATCATTGGTATTAGTTATGAAAGTATAGCTGATGTTTTGAATCAAACCAATGAAGAAGTCAAATCAATGTATCTTGATAAGTTGCAAGATATATTGGGTAAAAATGAAAATGCAGAAGCTTATAAGATGCTTTTAAAAGCTTATAATGTGATAGATTAATTATGGATATAGAAGTTATAAATAAGTTAACCTTAGAAGTCATTAAGCATAAAAATGGCGGTAATTATAATGAATATTATAGTGATAAAGATTTGATGTTAGATATTAAATATGTTCAAGATATGGCAAAGGTAATATCCAACCAAATGAATGTAGCCTATGGTTATGTTAAGGATGTTGCAACTTCTATGGAAATAGTGATTGATAGAGAACGTTTGAGTGAAGAAGCCATAAGGTCATATACCAGAGTTCTTGGCACAGAAGTTCCTATAGCCTTGAAACCTGTTATAGAAAAAAATGTTGAAGATATATATAAAACAACAAGAAAAGCTATTGCTCAAGTTTCAATGGCATTGCCAGACAAAGAAGCTATAAATTTTCTTGCCGATGTTGATAAATTTTATGTAGGCAAAATATTTGATAAATACAAAAGTGAAGTTACAGAAGTTATAAAAAAAGCTACCTTTGAGCAAGGACTCGGTGCTCTTGATACAGCTAAAGAGATTAGGAATGCTATTGGCAATAAAGTTACAGCTGAGTTTTATAGGTATGCCACAGTTGCCAGGACTTCTGCTAATAGAGTTCGCAATTGGTCAAGAGTATTGACATATCATGTTTTAGAAGTTCATAATGTAGAATTTGTAGCCATGATGGATGAGAGAACTACGGCTATTTGTGAAGCAATGAATGGTAGTATATTTTCTGTTGAGAAACAGTATGAAAGGATATGTGAGATTGAAAGTAGTGGCGAGGAGAATGTAGAAGATTTTCCATTTCCTAAGTTAGAAGATATAATAGACTCTGATGGTAATAGAATAAGTGAAGGTGATATTCAAGCTATGGGCTATGATGTTCCACCCCTTCATTGTAATTGTCGTAGTTTACTTGTTTTTTATGATCCGCATATTAACGCAGATGTTAGTGAAGATAAACAAATTGAATCATATATTGATTCTGAGCTTGATAAATATGCAGACAAAGGTTTCAGGAGAGATATAGAAAATGAAAAATATGATTTGTTATCAGATAGTGATGTCAACACTATAATTGATTATACTAAATTTTCTTACAAAGATACAAATAAGTATCTGAGATATGGAGATGATAAAGATTTTGCTCTTGATTTTTTTGATAATAAGGAACAGTTAAAGGCATATATAGTGAATTTAGATTCTGCTTTAGCAAAATTGCCTAATGTTGATGAAGGTATAGTTATGAGAACGTTAGGTGTTAAAAACGATTCTGATTATAAAAGATTGGTAGATACTTATTCAAAAGACTTTATTTGTTCTGAATTTATGAGTACTTCTTTTAGACTTGAGAAAATTTCAAATTCAATTGAAAATCAGTGTTTTGCTTTCATTGTCCCCAAGACAGGCAAATCAATAGCTCAATGGTCATATAGGCCTGGAGAAAGAGAAGTTTTATTCAGGCCTGGTTCAAAATTTAAGGTAATTAAATTTGATAGGAATGATGAGTTAAAAAGATTTATAGGTTATTATCAGGAGATAGAATAATGAGAAAAAAGATAAAATACTACTCAAAATCAAATAATCAAAAGGAAGAAGCAGATATAAAATATCATTGGGAAGATGATATACCGTTAGTAGTTCCTTCTGAGTGGGTATATGACGATAAGTTGTCATATAAGGAAAATATGCGTAATAGAATGTTTGAGTTGCACAAGGCAAGTCAAAAAGTAAAAGAGAGATTAAGGGAATTATTAGGAGATGATTATGGCAGAGAAGATAAAGAATAATGCAGGTGCTATATTTTGTAAAGTTCAGAGTTATAATGAGACTTCAGATGGAGATTTTATTGTCTATGGTTGGGCTTCTCAGGATAACATAGATAGTGGCAATGAAATAGTTCCGATAAATACAATAAATAATGCTGTAAAATCATATGCCAACTTTGGCAATATAAGGCAGATGCATAATCCATTTCTTGGCGGAGCTGGTGTATGTAAGACATTGATAGTAGAAGATAATGGTTTGTGGATTGAAGCTAACATTGTAGACAAAGAAGTTATAGACAAGATAAAGAAAAAAGTATATAAGGGTTTTTCTATTGGTTATATTGTTAATAAATCATACAAGCGTTATGATGGTGTTAATGTTTTAACTGATATTGAGTTGATAGAGATATCAGTAGTAGATAGACCAATGAATGAGAAATGTTTACTTGAGAGTTTAGAAAAAATAAAAGAGCTAAATGAAAATAGTGGAGGTAATGATAACATGACTAAAGTAGTATTGAAAGAAGACAAAGATAAAATGCCTGATGATGCTTTTGCTTATGTTGGTGAGATAAATGGTAAGAATGTCAAATTGTTTCCATATAAAAAAGTTAGTGGAGATATTGATATTGATCTTGCTATTAGTTCCATCAATATATTGAATAGCAATAGACCAGAAGATGTAGAATTTTTGTCTGTGGAAGAGAAGAATAAGGTGTATGATACCTTGGTAACGGCGATTCGATCAGAAGATCCCAGTATTGAAGTTCCAGAGTTGATAGTTGATAATGAATTTGGCAATAAGTTTGATAATCCATTGAATCTTGAAGATGCCGTTAATGCTGACAATGAGATTAGTGAGGTTATTAAAGATTCTATTGATAAGGGTAATGAGAAATTGTTTAAGTCATTCAAGAAATATTTTACTTCAATATTCAAAAAAGCGTCAGAGCCGAAGAAGAAAATTATAGAAGTGGAATATCCAGTTGAGTCTATAGAATCAATAATGATGCTTGATGAATTGAAAAATGGCTTAAGAGATGTAGTATATTTTCTTGATAGAGTATTGTATAATATACTGTATGATGAGCAAAAGACAGCTGAAGAGAAAGAGATATTGGCAATTCAAGCATTCAATGATGCCAAATCTATGTGGCTTGATTTGTTCAGACAAGTAGTAGCTACCATAAATGAAACACAACAAACTAAACAAACTAAAAATAAAGTGGAGGATAAGATGGAAGATAAGACAAATCCGAAAGTGACAGAACAGGTAGATGGTGCTGTTCCTAATACTAACACATCCAAAGATACCGATATCAATCAAGTTTCTATTGATGAACTTTTAGGTAAGGTTGCTAATTTGGAAAAAGAGAATAGCGAACTGAAAGAAGAACTGGAAACAGTAAAGAGTGCAGTTTTGCCTTCTGCTGCAAAGTTAGCAGAAGATAATGAAGATAAGAAAGAGAATTTGAGTCCAGATAATCCCAGATTCTGGATATAAAAATGGAGGTAAATAAGATGAAATATTTTGATGAAGAAAAATTCAAGGCTCTTGTTCAGGATACGACTTTTTCAGCTGGTGGTCTGTTGAATCCAGCTCAAGCAAATCGTTTCATTGATTTGATGACTGATAATCAAATCATATTAAAAGAGTGTGATGTAAAAAGAATGGTAACTAATTCTTTGGAATTAGAGAGACTTGGTATGGCAAGTCGGCAATTGCGCAAACATAGTGCTGGTGTTGCTGGTACTTCTGCAAATATAACAGCAGATAAGAGAACCTTAACTTTAGTTGAGTCCAAGATCTGGTTTGAAATTGATTTGCGGACATTGCGTCGTTTGACTATTGAAAGCGATAACCGAGACATTGATGGTGCTTTGATGAGACACATTATGGAGATGGGAGCAATTGCTTATGGCAATGACATTGAAGATTTGGGAGTTAATGGTGATAGTGAAGATACTGGAGCTAGTAAGGACTTCATAGCCATTACTGATGGTTGGTTGAAATATGCCAAGACTGAAGGTCATGTGTATGATATTACTGGTAAGACTGGATATATTGAAACAATATTTCCTGGCATGTTAGCTCTTATGCCTGAAGCTTATCGTTCAAGACAGTCAGAATTGCGGTTTTATACCACGCCTGCAATAAGAGATGCATATATTGATGAAATTGTTGGGACATCCACAGCTGGCTCTCTTGCTTACTTGACTGGTGGAGCTCAACCAACATACAAAGAGATTCCAGTGATTGGAGTTCCTGTATTTCCAGAGAATACTATTTTACTGACCAATCCTAAAAATCTTGCTTTTGGTATTGATACTAATGGCATAGAGCGTGATTTTGATAAGAAAGTAGTAGAGCGAGTAATTCAGGCTGTTATCATTGCAGCAATAGGATTCCAGATAGCTAATGAAGATGCCATAGTAGTTGGTTATGAAGTGCCCGAGGAGACAACACCTCCAGACGGTGGCGAGGAGACAACACCTCCAGACGGTGGTGAGTAAAATATATGAGGTGCTAATTAAATGAAAGAAATAACACTGGTTAAAGGAGCAAGTTTCACAATGACAAAGTCAAATGGTGAAACAGTTTCCTTCATAAAAGGCAAACCCAAATATTTTGCTGATGATGACTATGTAGTTAATTATGTTAACAATTTGAGCTCTAAAGAAAGAAGTAGATTCAGAGTATATTCGGATATAAAAAGCATAAGACTTCCTGCTGACTGGATGCAATTGCCTAAGCATGAGCTGAAGGCAATATTAGCCTCTCTGGAGAGAGATACAGATGGCTTGGTTCACCAGACCGATTATGTAAATGCCGTAAATAAGGCAATAGAAGATAAGCTTATTGATGTAGTCAAACCAGAGCCAACATCTGGAGCAGAGAATATCAAGATGCTAATACAGGAAAATGCTAACTTGAAAAAGAGAATAGATGCTCTTGAAAAGGAGAATGAAGCTCAAAAGAAGGCATATGCCGACATTTTAGCTGAGGTCAGACATAAGGCGAGCGAAAAAAAGGCGAAAAAGGACTGATAAGTCCACAAATGCTGGAGAAGTGTTTCCTTCCTTCTCCAGCTGCCTTTAGATAATTGAAAGAGATATGGGATACTTTGAATCTTTGCTTAAGAAGCCCAGGCTAACCTGCAAGTTTTTGTATGAAGAGCCAGAGCTGAATAGGATACCCAATGTTCTTACAGATGATAGATTTAGTGAGCTTGTCAGCTTCAAGGGCTATAGTAATATTGATGAAGAGAAGCTTGTAATAGCTCATAGTTTCATTAGTGGCTTAATATATAGAGCTACAGGCTTGTTTTATGAGCTTAAAAATATGGTTTTGAGATATGATGCAGAGGAAGCTGGCAATACCTTTCTCTTCCCATTCAAGTGTCAAGTTGTTAATTCATTGAAAGTAGATGGTAATATAATTCCAATTAGTGCCTATGATTATGATAGATTTGAATTGCGTTCTGATTGGACATTTGCTCTTGATAATATATATATAGATGGTGTCTTTGGTGATGTCAAGGATGATATTAGCAATGACATAGAACTTGCTGTTTCAATATTGCTTGAAGATTATATTATTGGTGATAAATATGACCGTATGCAATCTTTGGCAAAAGAGATAACACTTGATAAGCTCAGAATAGTAATGCCAGAGAATATAATAACTCAAACAATCACTGGCAATAGTGAAGTAGATAGATTACTTGCTCCTCATGCTTTGCCAAATTCATTGATTGCCAAAAAATATAGTTTGATGTATAGAATGACAGCATTATGATAATTGTTAAGGTTCTAAAACTCTCAGAAGATTATGTTTGTGATAATGTATACGGTTATATACCAGCCGATGAATTTGATGAGGTGGGCATGTTCAGTGTTCCTTTTGTTTCATGGGATAAGATAGATAAGCCAAATAAAATTGGAGTGAAGGAGACTGAAGGCAGTATAATGTTGACTAAGTCTAAGTTGTCTCTTTCTGGTTTAGACATAGATTCCAGATTAGAGATAGATAATAGAATATATAGAATAACTTCAATAATGCAGACAGTGAATCAGGTATTTGATGTGCATTTTGTGTATGTGCCAGAAGAGAATAAAGATGTTAATATCGCTGATTCTGTAGAGATTAAGATAGTGGAGAAATAATGTTATCTGGTAATTGGGCTGGTTTATGTGCTATGTTAACTAATATGAATGAGCTATTTGATGAAGAAATGGATAAAAGCCTCAGAAATGTTGCTTTGTCAGTTCAGCGTTCAATGGTGACAGGTATAACGAGAAAAAGATTTAATCTTGCTCCTAATGCTCCAATAACAATATTGATGAAAGGCAGTTCAACTCCATTAGTTGATAAAGGCGATTTAGTTGGTAGTATAAAAGTGATAAAGATAGAGAATGGTTATTTAGTTGGAGTTCATAGAACTGCTATGAGTGAAGATGGTAAGTCGCTTGCCAATATATTTGCTACACATACATTTGGCACAGCCAGATATACAGCTGATGGCAAAAGAATAGGAATTCCCAAGCGCGATGCTATAACTCCAGCATTGAAGGAAAATGAAAAACTATTTGTTAATGAATGTAAAAATGCATTGCAAAGAGTAACAAGAGTATTATAATGACTGATTATAAGCCTAAGTATTATATTCCTTTACTGATAGAAGCTATTAAGCAGTATCTATCAATTTTCCAGATAGAGCAAGAGAGTATTCCGCTGTATGTGAAGGGTTATACCAGAGAACCTGTTAGTGTGAAATATCCATTCTTTTATATTGAGCAGTTTTCGTTAGAGATAGATAAACAGCAATATCATGCTGATAAGCCACTTGAAACAGTTGAGATTGATGATGTTTTATATGTTAAGCCAAGATGTATACCATACAGAGTCAATTTTACTCTTGAAGTTGTAGATAGTAATCCAATAAATTATAATATGTTAACGGAGATGTTAATAGCTAAAATGCTAAGGGAGCCTTATATCACTATAACTCAAGAAGTAGAAATTGAAGGTGAGAAAGTAGAAGTGAAAGAGAAGTGTCCCTTTAGTGTGACTTATAATTACGAAAATGAGTATTCTGAAATAAATCACAGATTATATAATCTTTCTGTTTTAGTGCAGTTTGACCCTGCCATCAATTTGCAAGAGGCAGAAATTATAGATAAATTGATAATAAATGATGTAGAGATAAAATGAACATAGATATCGGGACCGTTAAGGGCATAGTAGAGACAATGTCTTTTAGTGAATCAATTTCTATAATTGCATATTTAGTTATTTTAGTTTTTATGTTAGTGATAGTTCAAGGCATCGCTAATACAATAAATAAATTTTTCCAAAAAAAAATGATTAGAAGCAAGAATAAAAATGAGATGTCTGCTTATAATAAAAGCATTAAAAAATCAATTCAAGTAGTCTATGACATACAGGAAGAGTTGAAGCATATAAGGCAATATCTGAAATGTAATGCAGCTCAGATATGGTTGTATTCTAATGGTGAAAAAGCTTTTTTTGGTGTTTGTTTCAATTATCAGTCAATTAAGCATGAAGATGTAGAGTATGGTTTCCCTTCAATAATTCAGTCATCCATGAAGATTGCTACTACAGCAACTCCGTATTTGTCAGAGATGATGTTCAATCATCCTAAGGAGATAGTAGCAATAAAAAGTGTTAAAAATTTTGATATTCCAGATAAGGTAATATTTGAGTCTATGAAATTAGCTTCTTTGTGTTGTGCAGCGATTCAGATAAAGAATATGACAATAGGTTATTTGCTAGTTGGCTGGTTAGGCAATGAAAGACAAAAAGATTTCGATGATGAAGAGATACAGGAAATAGAAAATACAGCTCAAAGATTAAGTGGTAAATTTAGTTTGTTGGAGAAATTGTAATGAATTTGAAACAGATAATAGTTATAATACTCATTATTGCAGTTTTTTTTGCTGGTTTTTCCCTTTCTAAATTCCTGTATGATAAACCTGTAGTTAGTCAAGAAGCTATAATAAGCACCAAAATAGATACTTTGTATATTGAGAGATATATAACTACCAAGCCTCAGATAATAACACAATATGCAGTCATTACAGAAGTTGATACGGTCAATTATGTTCCAAATCATATAGCAAATCTTGATACAATAATAGTACATGATAGAGCCAGTGCTAATTTGAAGATAAGATATGATACAAAGCCCAAGAGATTTGATATTTGCTCCACAATAACATATCCGATAGATAGTATTTTTGTAAATAAAGAGATAATAAAAGAAGTATATATTGATAAAAAGACTAAAACATTCATACCGCTTATTGGTGCTGGTGCTAATATCAAAGATGGCAATGTAAAATATAGTGCTTTTGTTGGTGTTGGCATTAAAAATAAAATTGATATAGCGATTGGTCTTGACAATAAAAGTAATATGGTAGTAAATGCATTTTATAGATTTCCATGATTAGGAGGTAAATATGGCAAAGGTAATAATAAATAATAGAACGAATGACCCGCAGACAATAGAATTGAATAAAAAAAATATTTTAGTTCCCAGTAATGGTCAAATTAAATTAGAAGTAGATGATGCAGATATTGATAAATTATCTAATTCTTGTCCTGTTGGTGTCTATTTCAGGATTCAGAAAGAGGTAAAAAATAAGATTGCTCAACCTGAAAAAGTGAAAAGTGATAATAATATTAAGTTTGACAAAGTAGATGTTAAGTTTAATAAAGATAATAATGGAGGTAAGGATGAGTAGTAATGCACCTGGCGTAATTCATGTTCCCGTTTCTTCTGGTTTCAAGCCTATAGAAACAAAATCTCCTTCGGTGCTTGGTATATTGATAAGAAGTCAAAGAGGTATTCCTAATAGGCCTGTTTATGTTACCAATTATGAGCAGGTTCAAGCTAATTTTGGAGATTTGATTCAAGATTCATACGGTATGTATGTATTAAAGTATATGATGGAATTTTATGGTGTGAATCAGATATATGCAGTTAGAGTAGCTAGTCCTGATGATGTTAATGCTACCATAACCATATCTGCTGATGTGTTGAAATTCAAGGTTAACAGTCCAGGCAAGGATGGTAATAATTTTGCTCTGACAATCAAGAAGCATGCTGTGAAGCCTGATAATTATAGTGTTTCATTGACAACAGAGAATAGTATAAGCAAAACCAAACATGAGTTGTTTTATGCTGAAGATTTAAGTGGTAAACCAAAAGAGCCAAGATATTGGGTAAAGGTAATACAAGCAGATTGTCCATGGCTGATAGTAGATGGTGAAGATATATCAACTGATACAACTCTTTCAACTGCGCTTGGTCAAAATACCACAAAAACATTCCAAGCCACAGGTGGTGAGGACTCAGATTCTGCTCCCACTGTTACGGATTATGTAGGTTCTGAATCTGAGAAGACTGGTTTATATAGTTTAGCAGCAGAGAAAAGCATTAGAACCATAATGATTCCTGATGCCACAATAGTTCTTAATAGTAAAGGCAAAGTAGATCAAAAGGCTCTTGAAGCTTCTGTGATTGCATTTTGTGATAAACTTGGCTATGTTAATTATATCGGTGATGTTCCCAGAGGTAAAAGTCCAGAAGATGCTAAAACCTTCATAATTGAAGATTGTGCTTTTGATTCAAATAATTATGCTGTATATTATAATTGGATAAAGGTTCTTGATCCTATAAGTGGTATGGGCAAGTTTATTCCAGCTTCAGCTATGGGCTTTGCAGCCTGGGCAATTACGGATAGTGGCGAAGAAGGAGTTCATAAAGCACCAGCTAATGTCATATGCCGTGGTATTATGGGGCTTGAGAGAGAAGATTTGACTGATGCTGATAGAGCATTGCTGAATGATTGTGGTATAAATGTTATTGCTAAGCTTGATACTTATAAGGTATTTGGTGCAAGAATGCGCACGAATGATTCTGAGTGGATGTATATTCATGTGAGACGGACATATCAAATGCATTGGACATCAATAGTAGATTCTTCTTGGTGGATACCCTTCACGGTAAAAGACCAAACTCTCTATGGCAGAGTGAAGAGAAATATAGAGTCTTATTTTCGTCAGCATGATAGAAGATATAATCCTCATGGCTCTTTGTTTAATTCTTTGAATCCTCAGGAGAATCCCTATTATGTTGTATGCGATCAAACCAATCAATCTGGCAAGAAAGGTGAGTTGATAATAGATTGGGGTATTTGCATAGTAGATACAAATGAGTTCGTCAAATTCAGAACTTCGCTCTGGGATGGAAGCTCAGAGACTGTTAGAGTGTAATAGGAGGATAGATGCATAATCAAAGATTGCAAGATTCGGCACAAAAAGCTCAATTTTATGTTGAGATAGATGGTATTCAAGCAACTAACTTCAAAAAAGTAGATGGCTTGAAAGCGTCCTATGGTGTAGTAGAGGAAAGAGACGGTAATGAACCTAATAGAAAAAGGAAACAAAGAGGTATAGAGACCTTTGATAATGTTACTTTGACTAAAGGTGTAACTATGGTAGCCAGTGATTTAGAGAAATGGTATCTGGCTGGAGATAGACGCTCTGTTTCAATTGTTCAAATGTCATATGCAGGAGAAGAGATTCGGCGATGGAATCTGATAAATGCCTTTCCTATAGAATATACACCTATAGAAGGCATGGACTCAGATTCAGATGCTGTTCAGATAGAAACATTAGTTCTTGCTCATGAAGGTTTTGAGACTAAATAAGTAATGCCACACAACCAACTTGAGATAACGAGATTTCTAACAGACTCAGCCCTTCAATGTGCTTTTGCAGTGGAGATAGATCCATTGCCAGTAAATATAACAAAGCCATTTTGGAAAGACTTGAAATCTGCCATTAAAAACACATTCACTGACTTTCCTATGTCATTTGTTGCTGCTTTTAAGACTGTTGAAGGGCTGAGTGAATCAATAGAATATAAACAAGTAAATGAGATAAATGATATGATACCTCATAAAGTGCCGATCAATATTTCACCTGCGCTTGTTACCTTTCGTTCAGGACTTGCTATAAGCGATAAATTGTTTATGTGGTATAAGATGTGTCGAGATTGGTTGCCAGGTAATGATGATTATAGGGCTAATATATCTGTTGTGCAATTGAAGAAGATTCCCTATTTGAAATTTGACTTGAAGCTTGAAGTTGATAGATGGGTATTACCTTATGCACATGTAATAAAGTATTCAGCTCCTTCATATAATAGTGATGATGCTAAAGTTTCCATTTCGGAGATGCAAGTAATTTGTGATAGAGCAATACAAAAAGATTATAATGTCAAATATGCTAATGAAATAGCTTTGATATTAAAAGGATATACACAATTCTAGTAATAAGGAGGATAAATGACTGAGACTTACACAAGAGAACAGTTAATAGAGATGTTTGATGAAGTAGTTGATTTTGAGCTAAAATATGGTATATTAGATAGTAGTGGCAAGAAGCTCAAAAAAGGCGTAGTTAGAGAGATAACTGGAAAAGACCAGATAGCAGCTTCAAATGATAATAGAGTCAGATCTGGTAATAAGGTAATTGAAGGTTTCATATATATGACCAGAGTAGCATATATAGAAGTTGATGATAATACCTATAGACCTATAACTTTTGATGAAGCTGCAGAGTTAAAAAACAGTGATATCAATATTATATTGAAAGCCATGATGACTTTGGCTGAGGAAGCCGATTTTTTCTTCAAAGAGGAATAGAAGAAGAATCTGAGGATGACATAGAGATTGGCATGTTACTCTGTTATACAGGTATGAGTTTAGATGAGATATTGAGTTTATCTATATCCAGAAGAAAAAGAATATTGTATTTTGTGGCTAAGGAGAAGAAGAACTTCTATGATTTTCTGAAGAATTTGTTTGGAGCTAAGTAATGTTTACCGAGCAAGGATTTGGAGCTAAATTTGTTTTTGATACTGTAGGTGTCAATAAATTAGGTATAGCTTCAACTGCCATAGCTGGTATGGCTACCCAAATAGATAAGGCTGTTGTTGCTAACAATAAATTTGCTGAGTCGCTTAGCTTAGCTGCTGCAGGAGCTGTTGGTATATATGCTACCAAAAAAATAATAGATTTTGGCAAGAAAGCATATTCTGTTGGTGCTGATATAGAAGAAGCTATTACTATACTTCATGGTAAGTTGCTTGATATGTCTGATACTGATTTTAATAAGTTAGTTCAGCAATTGAGATATATAGGTATAGTAACGGAATATTCAGATGCTGAAGTCATAAAAACTGCAGACACACTTAGAGCAATGGGCACTGCTTCAGAAGATCTTGCTAAAGTGACTGAGGTAGCCTTGGGTTTTGCTACAGCTACTGGTATAGCTCCAGATACTGCTGCTAGCATAATTAAAACAGCGCTTAATGTTTTCAATGAAGGCGCTGATGCTGCTGAAAGGTATGCAGATGCTATGATAAATGCCAGAAATACCACAATTCTTGCTTCCTCAAGTAAGGGTATGGAAGAATTTCAAGACTTTTTTAAGAATGTTGCTATGTTTTCACCTATGATGGATATAGCCATTGAAGAGATGATGTTATATGCTATTGCTGGTAGAGAAGTAGGTTTAACAGCTGAAAGGGCTGGTCAATATCTTGGAATGCTTGGTAGGGAATTATTTTTGTTGTCAACAACCTCAAGAACAGAACAATTAGATGCTATAGCAGCTTTTGGTGTTACTTTTAGAGATGTTACTGGCAAGTTATTACCTTTCACCACAATATTTGAGCAGTTGCATTATGGCTATGAAAAAATAGCTAAAACAAATAGAGAATTAGCAGATAAATACTTAGCCGATTTGTTTACCAGGACAACCTTAGGTGCTTTTGCTATGTTCAACCAAGCCATAAATACGATGGGCATGGAGACCTGGCAAAAAACCAAGATTGAGTTGTCTCCAGAGTTTAATACAGGTGCGATGAGAAAGCAATGGGGCTATGTTCTTGACACTGCCAAAGGTATGATGAAGGTTGTAGGTGGTGCTATAGAATCTATTCTTGGCACTATAGGCACAAATATAATAGAGATGATAAAACCTGCTCTTAAGTTTGTATCTGATACAGTAGCTAATATCGCCTCAGTTGTAAGTGCTCCAGAGAATGCAGCTATAATGAAGGTAATAGTTTCTATAGCTTCAGCTATTACAGCATTGATAGGCACAGCTTCAGCTATATCATTAGTTCTTGGTCTCTTAGGCTTAGTGAAGGCGACAATGCCATTATTGGCTTCTGGTTTTGCTATGTTTTCTGCTGCTATGGTAAAATTTCTTCCAATTGTAGCTGTTTTAGTCGGAGTTGGTTTTGCTGTATATGTGCTTTGGGACGAGATAAGAGCAGTTTTTAATGTCTTGAAAAAGTATGTAGATAAAAACAAAGATTCTTTTCTTGCCCTTAGTAAGACAGTCAAGGACTTGTTTTTGCCTGTTGCAAAATCAGCCATAGTTGAAATAAAGGCTCTATTTGAAGCCATAGCAACTTTAGTGCATGCGATAGGTCATGCAATAGTCTCATTTGTCAGATGGATGGATAGCACGGTTGTTGGTCATGCTATATTAACTGGCTTGAATTATGTTGTCGGTACCTTGTTAGTAGGAGCTTTTGTGTTGCTGGGCACTATTGCTGTCGCTCAAATAGGCAAAATAATAGCCAAAACAATTTTGCTCAATGTTGCCTTTGTTAAAACTGCTATAGCTTTTGGTGTGAATCTGACAAAAACAACTATAAAATATATAGCCAATCTTTTTGCTATGAGAACAGCTACCGCTCAAACATCCTTCTCAATTTCTAATCTTGGAATTACTGCAGGAACTGCAAGTATTGGTATAGGTACTTTTGGTTCAGTTGCTGGCACTGCTTCAGTTGGTGTCGGTGCTTTAGCTACTTCAGTTTTTGGTTTAGCTTTAACCCTTGGCTTAGTTCAACTTGCCATAGCTGCTGTGATAACAGTAATAGCTGGTTTTTCTAAGCAAGCAGAGTATATTGAAAAAGGCACTACAGGCAGCAAATTTTGGGATGAGTATTGTAGGATAACTTTTGCTGCTGCTGATTTCATAATTAGTATTATAGATTGGATAGTCAAAGCTTTCAATGATAGTATAGCCTGGATATCAAATGCTTTCACAAACACAATCAATTGGATAGTAGGTGCTTTCAATGATGTTAAAGACTTTTTTGTTCGTATTGGTGATAGTATATCAAATGTTTTTGATTCAATATCAGAAGCGATAAAGGCTGCTTTTGATTCTGCCATAGATAGAGTAACAGACAAATTTAAAAAATTTCTTAATTTTTTCATTGATAAGTATAATTATATTGCAAGAATCTTTGGTATGGATCAAATGGAGAAACTAGAACTTAGTACCACAGCTAAAACGGAAGTAGCCAGACCTATTTCAGCTAAATCTAAGTATTTGCCCTATTATGCTCAGCCTGTCACAACTGCGGTTCATTCAGCCATGACGATAAAAGAGCCTAGTCAAATAATAACTTCACATCCAGAGCTAATCTTCAATTCAGATATAAGAGTAAGTGGCGATATAAGTCCAGATCAAGTGAATGTTTTGAAGAACACTATTAACAAAGAGATAAGAAATAACCTGAGATTAGCTAGTGAGGTATTATAATGAATATAGTTAATTATATTCCTATTAAGGCTTTGATGAATGCTGTAAATTTCACGATAGCAGACAATATACCTGTAGCCAGAAAGGGCATGTTATGCATTGATCCAATGCCAATATCCGTTGGCACTAGTGATGATGTATCTACTGCTGGTTTTTTCCCTTTGCAATATAATCCTGAATCCATTTCTGTTAGAGGTGCTGCTAATTATGCTGAGCATAATGCTAAGGGAATACGCAAGTTTGTTGAATATGTCAATACTGAATTGGATGCCTATAGCTTAGATATAACTATAGTCAATGATGTTTCATTGTATTATGATAGTGGTAAAGAGCTTTCTGTTAGTGCTTCTTTAAATGGTGAAGAAAGCACGGTGCATAAAGATATTGTGTATCCGACAATAAGAGATTTGTTGTATATGTTCAAGTTGTTAGTAGTTCCAGATATAAACACTGGTAGACCTCCAGATATTAGAGTTTCATTTGGAGATTGGTTTTTGTTTCGTGGTGTAGCAACTAGTTATGAGATTGATGTGATAAAGACATATGTCAATCTTGAGCCCAAAATAGCCAATGTTAGACTTGACTTGATAGGTGATTATAGTGTATATTGATAATACTAATACTACTAAAACAATCACAGTTAAATCTGTTTTGCATAAGAATCGCCTTGATTTGATATGTAAATCTTATTGTGGCTATTACTCTGAGTCATTGCTTCAAAGGATAATTGAGTTGAATCCTAAGTTGAATATGTATGAGAATGGTGTAAATGTAGGAGATAAGCTTGTAATTCCCAAGAGAGGCAATGTATGATAGATTATTCCCCTTCAACTTATTATACTTTTTGTAGAATCCTTGTTAATAATGAGGATATAGATTCTGATTTTTATTCCTATATTAGCAATGTTCAAGTTGAGTTGAATGCTTACAATGTTGATGTCTGCAGAATAGATATGGATTTGTCTCAGGGCGGTTTTGATGTTTTGAGAGGTAAGATGCTTGCTAAAGAAGGTGATTATATTCAAGTTAATATTGGAAAGGATAGTGATATATATAGAGGTACTAGTAATGTATTTGCTGGCATAGTAAAAACTATTATGATAGATGCAAGTGATACTGTTAATGTAAGTATAGAAGCTTTTGATGAATTATTTCTGCTTGATTTTGATAATACGGCTATAGAAGTAGAAGTTCCAGAAGATGCTATGACTAATGAGTTTACTGATGTTATAGAGAAATATTCTGATGAGATAAAGGATGTTTTGATAACTGGCAATATAGAGCCAGATGCTCAGCCTAAGAAATCAAAGTTGTATCAATATTTGCAAAGTATCCAGAAAAAATATCCCAACATAATTGAGAATATATATATCAATGAACCTGATATTCCCTTCAATTCCAAGATAATTAAGACCACTGATGAAACACCGTATCAGAGTTTGGCTAAATTAGCCAAATTATATGATAGATGTCTTATTTTGAGAAAAAAGTCTTTGTATTTTGTGAAAAGGAATCAAGAGATTCTTAAAGCTTTTGTGTATAATCCTACAGTTTCGAATTATAGTGTTCCAAGTGAAAATGAATTTATAGTAAAAAGCTGGTATTGTCAAACATCCTTGAAAGACCAAAGAGAAAAAGTAGAGTTAGCGTATTCTCGTAGAATAGGCAGCGGCACTGTTGTAGGCAAGACAAAAGTAGTGATTAAGCAAGAACCTAAGAAGCAAATATCTGCAGAGTATAGGCAAATCTTGGAAGACACTAAAAAGTCCTTGGAAAGTCAAATTGCCTCTTTGAAAGAAGGTTCAGTAATAAAAAAAAATTTACAGAATTATTATAACAAGTGGATGAATGAGACATACAATAAAATTGTAATATCTGGTGAATCAACCCCAGCTCAAGAGTTCAAATATAAATATGTTAATAAAAAAGTGTATCCATACGATATAGTTTTGCAACTCGGTACTGGTGAATGCATTAGAGTAGAGACATCAGCTCAATTTGCTAGTGAGCAAGATGCCTTCAAATATGCTGAAGCTTTGTTTTATTCTAAATTAAATGACTTTTTGGAAATAGAGATAGAGTTAGCAGAAGGTAATAATCTATTGAGACCTTGGCAATTTATAACTGTTATTTTTCAGGATTCAGCAGGTAAATGCGAAGGTTATAATTTGAGATATAGTGGCGTTTACAAAATTTCGCAAGTATCAATTCAGTTGGGTACAAATGGATATAGGACAAGCATAAGAGCTCATAGAGAGTATGTCATTCAAGATGATGATAAGAAAGATGATAAATGTGTTGGTAAATTTGACAAGACTAAGCCTATAGGTGCTGGTGAAGAGTCTTTGTATACTCGTCAACAGATTCAAGATAGGATTAACTATTTGATGCTGAATTTGGGCATAAAATGGAATGACGAGTTAGAAAGATTAGCCAGATATAGAAATGAAAGATGGGGCAAATGATGAATACTTTCAGTAAAATACTTAATAAACCTTCTTCATACTCAAATTTTAGTTTGTTTGAAGCTATAGTAACTCAAACAGAAGATCCAGAATGTAAGAACAGAGTAAAGGTGAATATAGTATCTTCGTATGGTGAGAAAGGTGAGTCTTATTGGGCTTCAGTTTTGATGCCGTATGCAGGTGATCAGCATGGTATGACCTATGTTCCAGAAGTAGGTGATATTGTCATTGTAGGCTTTTTGAGTGGTGATATAACTACACCTATAGTTTTAGGCAGTGTTTATGGCTATGTAGTGAATTCAGACAATACAGTTCTTGAGCAAATACCACCTAATCAAGGCAATACGAAGCAAAAGATAATATGTTCCAAGTCAGGTCATAAGATAATCTTTGATGATACAGAGGATGAAGAATGTATAACTATAATTGATAAATCTGGCAATAAAATAAATATCAATGCTGATAGTATAGTTGTAGATTGTCAATCCAAAGCCAAGATAGAAGTTCTTAGTGATGGCAATATAAATATAACAACTGAGCAAGATTGTAATATAAATGCCAGTAATGTTAGTATAACGGGCAATGGTGATGTCAGTATAGGTAACAATGTTTTGCCTCAAACTGGTTTTTGTGCCTTGCCGCAATGTGTTTTTTCTGGTGTTTCTCATACAACCAATAAACATCCAATGAGTTAATTATGTTTTTAAGTGCTTCACAATTAAGAGATAATCTTTGCAATGCAATATATGATAAAGATAATAATATTGATGCTCATACTGCTGTTGCTAATGTCTTGAATGACTATATGAATAATAATTTGTATGCTATGGGAATGTATACAGGAATAATAGCTGGCACGCCACCTGTTCCCGATCCTATGTCAGGGATATACACATTTTCATTTCACGGTTGTAATATCAATGCTGATGATTTAGTGTCTCAAGCTGGTAATGGTGTAGATGCATGGTTTTCCTATGTAGTTAGTGCTATTTGTGCTATGCAATCAGATATTAATGATGATTCCAATATAATAACCATAAATCCAAGCTTGACGATAGTGCCTAAGCCAGTAAATTTGGATTTGACAGATATAGATTATTATGTAGATGCTATGTTAGTAATTGCTAATGCCATAGTATCTATTTTTAGAGCTCCAGCAGTTCCCACTGGTGGGACGGTATGTAGCAGCAATACTGGCGGTCAAGGCTCATTTGTAGCTAGTGGTTATTTGGTATTATGATAGATTTTCCTTTTAAAGTTGAAAATGGTAAGGTTGTAAATGCTGATAGTGATATAGATACTAAGATAAAGAGAGTAGTATCATATTCTGCTACAGATATAGCATATGCTCCAGGCATTGGTGCTGGTATTGATGACATAGTTTTTTCAGTAGGTGCAGGTGGTGAAACTTGGAAAATAATTGAGGATAATATAAAGAAAGCTATTATGCAAATAGAAGGTATACTAAATGTTCAAATAAGTTTTCAGAAAGATGGTAGTATGTTGAGTATATATGTATATTATGTATATGAAGGCAATAGTAATAATACAGTAATAAGTTTTGATACAGAGGTTTGATATGAATTTTAAGAATGCTATGATATCAGATATATTTGAAGAAACATTATCAGAAAGGGATAATGCATTTCCAGAATATACAACAAGAGACAAGTCAGATTTTGGCGTAATGATGATGTGGGTATTTTCTGTTATTATGAAGTTTTTTTCTGATTGGGTATATAGATTATTCAAGAATATGTTTATAGGTTCTGCTATAGATAGAGAGTATATAATTGAAAATGCCATTGAACGAGGATACAGACCTCGTGGCGTCATTTCTTCAAGGCAATTATTGAAAATCAGCACTAGTAAGGCAATAACAATTCCCAAAGGCACAAGATTTCAAACTGATTCTGGCATAATATATGAGACCCTAAATAGTGTATCTTCCCCTAGTGGTGGTGGTGATGTCTATGTCTATGCTATGCAGGGAGATAGAAAAGAAGAGTATTTTGTTTCTAGTGGCATAATGAATCAGGAAATAATAACTAATAATTATCCTTATGTAGAAGGTAGTATAGAAGTAATAGTAATAGATAATGACAGTATACAAGAGTATAAGATAACTGACAATATAGTATATTCTGGTATAAGTGATTATGTTTTTATGTGTCATTCAGATAAAGATGGTAGAGCTGTAATAACTTTTGGTAATGGCTATAATGGAAACATTCCTTCACTAAATGCCACTATTAAGGTATCATTTTTGGTTGGTAAGGGCAAGGCTGGTAATGTAGAAAATGATACTATAACTAATCTTGTCTCACCTATGATTGGTGTAGTATCTGTCACTAATATTCGTGCCAGAAATACAGTAGTTAGAAGTATGTATCATATTGGTGATACAGTTTTATTAGTAGAAGATACAAGCTCATTTCCCAGTTCAGGCAAAGCATTTGTAGGTGACATGGAATTTGAGTATATATCCAAGACAGATAAGAGCTTCAATGGTGTTTCTGGTTTGATTTTTCCTATTCCTGTCGGCAAAATAGTATCAGCTTTTGTAGATAATATAGTAGATGGTCTGGATTTGGAGACAGATTCAGAGATAAAAACTGCTGCTATGTCTGTGGCGAGGATGAATAACAGAATAGTTTCAGCAGATGATTATGTCTCATTCCTTCAATCTCAGCCCTCAATTGCATGGGCTAAGTGTTTCCAAGAAAATAACATACTTCACCTTTTAGCTATGCCCGTTGATGGTTCAATAATGACAGACATGCAGAAGACTGTTTTAATTAGTAAAATAAATAAAATAGCTGTTCCTACTACAAGGTATTTTCTTGAAGATCCAGTTAGAGTAGCCATAGATGTGGCGATTGAGATAGAGATTCCCATTGGTTATGTATATGAGAGTGATGAGATTATCTCAGAGTCACCATTATTGTATAAGGGTGTCTATAATAATGTAGTTAATGTGATTAAGGAGTATCTGAGTCCAGTCAATAATCGCTCAGCTACAAGTTCAGTAATAACCTTAAGAGCTTTTGATATATACAAACTTGTTTCTGAGTTGCCAGATAATCAAGTGAAGAATTGTCATATATTATCATTTGGTAAATCTGTTGCTGAGCCAGTAAAGGTTAGTGTTGAAAATGATATTGTTGCTATATCAGAAGGTAGGTGGCGGGATTTAGAGCCTGGAGATGTCATAAAGATAATAGAGAGTCAGCATGGCAACGATAAATTTGTCAAAGTAATAGAGCAAACTGCACCAGATAAGATAAGAGTAAATTATACATTTGTTAGTGAAGATAATTTGAGTTTTTACTATGCTTCAGATAAGGATGTTCAGATTTCTGGTAAGCAAGTGCCAGACATAGGCGCTATTTTTATTGTAAATAAAAGTAAAAGTAAATGGTATGATGGCTCAATCAATAGACTGTCATATCCATATTATGAAATAGAGAGTGGTATAAAATAAGATGTTGAAGATATATGATTTTATCCCCTTTGCTGAAAAATCAGCTGATAAATTAGGTCATCTGCCAAAGTTCATTCAGCCTTTTGATACAATGATAGATAAAATGAGATTGTTATGTTCCGAGAACATTACACATAATCCGTTAAAAGCCAAGTCAGAGAACTTGAATTTGATAGCCAGTAATCAAAATGTAGAGTTATTTAGTTCTATGACAGAAGCAGATAAGAGATTCTACTTGTATCATGTTCCATTCATGTTTGCAACTAAGGGCACATTTCAAGTCATAAAATATATATATCACATGCTAACTGATATAGATATAAGTTTTGATATACATCATGCCAAATGTTTTGATGTGTATGACAATGAGACCAGTTTTTCTTATGATCCAGACAATACTTTTGCCAATCAATACATAAATACTCAGAATGATTGCTTAGCTTATTGTTATGATCCAGATTATGAAGAGACTTATGTCAATGTAGAATTCAGTAGTGAACCTTCAGCTGATCAAAAAGAAGTTTTGAAATATATCTGGCAATTGTATATGCCACCAATTAAAATTATAGTATAAGAGGTAATAATGAATCAATATAAAAAACTTGTTGAAAAGCCTGGCAGTATTAGATATGCCAAGGATAGTAGCATAATCCAAGATTTGATGTTAGAGCAACTCATAACTCATTCAAAAGGCATAAATCAATATTCTAAAAAGATAATATCTTCTGTAGGTACATTATTTTCAGAGATATATGAAGATTATCCACTTCCCTTGAATGGCATATATAAGTTTGAGTATAATGGCTCTGTATTGAAGTGCAAATTAAATGATGTTGAGATAGATAGTATAGTTGTAGTAGCTGGTGGTAAATATAGTATTGGTAATTTTGTAGTAAAAATGAATCAGATATTGAATATAGGATATAGTTTAGAATTAGCAGTTTTCAATGCCAAGATATATCATGGTATTGAGATAACTGGCACGGCTAGTAATATGTCTATTTCTGCTGGTGTAATGTCTATAGGTGGCAATATAGTTCATATTCCTCAAACAAACATCAATTATAGTGCTGATTCTGTATATTATTTGTTATTGACGGTTCAATTAGAGGAAGTAGATTATACTGATGACCCTGAATATTTAGGTCATTTCATGGCTTCTATAGATGATTATCATCCCAGAAGTCCAGGTGCTATAAAAATAATTTCTAATATATCCATCTCGGATAGTTTGTATGTTCCGCAATTTGGGGACAATATATTTGTAGTGCCATTAGCTAAGTGTTCAGCTTCTCCAGTTCAGACATATATAGAGAGACTGCCAGATAGTTTCATTGATAGATATGCTATATATAAAACTCTTGAACCAGTGTATGTAGATAGGTTAAAGAGTATAGCTTCTGAGTTGATAGTAGATATGAATGATGGTAATGGAAATCTGAGATTATTGACAGAAAAAATACCTTCAATGCCTAATGTTGTGGACCACATAAATTATGCCATATATCCCTATCAATTTGCCCCAGATTCAGAGATAGATGAGACTTTGAGATTAAGAGAGATAAATGTAATTAGCCAGACTATGCTTCAATCGCATGTGTTTCAGTTAAAAGATTTGTATAATAAGGCTTTATTTGCCGAAAGCTATGAAGATTTAGAGGCTTCATTTCAGTCTTGTTTGGCAACTGGTGCTATAACACAAGATCAATATGAAGAGATGACAGAAATTTTGAATTTGGATGATTTGCCAGGTTATATAGGTAATGAAAACTCAGGTCTAATAAAAATAAAACTAGAAGCAATAGAAGTAACAGAACAGAACATAAAGGTATATAATCAACAATTGTATGCCATGTCTCAAGTAGCAATGAACACAAATATAGTAAGAGGCAGATTGTATATAGATTGGGATGAGCCAGAATTAGTTGATAATGAAGCAATTATAAAGTATAAGATAAAAATAATCAGAACCTCTAAGAGTTTTGATGCCACTTCTGATGATTTGATAAATAACGGCATAAACAATCCCAAGGCATTTTTGGAGAATTTAGACTATGCCAAATATATAATCAAATCTGAACCTATAGAAGAGACAGATGCAAAGCGCAAGATAATTGTTGATAAAGAGTATCAATATGTAGATGATGCTCAAACTAATTCATATAACTGTGATGTGACGCCTAATGAGAAGGTAGTAGTTTTTCTTTCTTGCATAACTGAGTATGGCATAGAGGGCAATTGGTCGATTCCATTTGTCATAGATGTGCCTAACATAATAATAGACCCCATTATTGGCACAATCTTTGCTGATTATGAAGATGCCAATAAGAAGATTAGAACTGCAGCTAAAGAAATAGAGCAAAGTATGCTTAAGCAGGATATAGATCAGAAGCTTTTTGATATTCAGATATCAATGTCTGATTTTGTAACTAAGACAGAGTTATCTGAGAAAATAATGCAAAAATGAGAAAATTAGTACTTCCTTCCAATTATGCCAACTCTGTAGGAGTTGTCATAGACATAATGTCAAAGATAGACTTTGATCTTTGTGATGGCACAGAGAAGGTAGGTGCTGTCTTAGTAGATAGTAATGGCATAGCTCAATATAACCCGCCAAGAAATAGCAGGTACAAGCTCATTTTCAGAGGGCTTCCTGCCATATTTGATGATGTTGGTGATAATATAAGATGGTTGCAGTATCAAGATAATGTCATTTTAGATGCTCCAGTTTTGAGCGAGATTAGAGATACAGACATAGTCCGTGATTATGGCATTAACAAGGTGTTTTTGAACTGGAAATATTCTTCTAACATAAATTGCAGATATGATGTGATTATGTTTGTAGTAGCCAACAATGCTGAGGAGATAGTAGCTCAAGATATAGTTGTTGATAATATTATAATTCAGACTAAGCAAGTAGGCGAAGTATTATTTTATGTTCAGATAAAGAGTATGTCTGGCATTTATGGTGGTAAATCTAATAAGGTGTCAGTAACCTTGCCACCAATTCAAAATAATAAATTTATTGTTGGTAATAATGTCAGCAATGAATTTGTTTTGGTGCATAATCTTGATACTATAATAATAACGCCTAGGTGTTTCTTCGTTGATACAGAAGAAGAATTACAGTATGATTATAAGTATTTGATTTTGGATAATAATACTATAAAAATATCCTTTGACTTTGTCCCAACATATAGCAGTATAATGATATTACTTGACAAGAAATTGCAACCTGATATTATGTCTCAGTTAGTATATGATAAAAATAAAGATGGTAAAGTAGATAATGCAGAAGTTGCTGATACTACTTTAAACATAAATGAAGATCTAATCATTGATGCAGGTCAATGGTAATAATAATAAAGGAGATAAAAAATGGCAAATACAATCAAATTTCGTAGAGGTCTGAAAGCTTCTATTCCAACTCTTGCCGATGGTGAAGCAGGTTGGTGTCTTGACACTAACCAATTGTATATAGGTAATAATGGTGTTAATAAATTAGTAGGAGAACAAGACTTTTTAAAGTTGTCTGGTGGCACACTGACGGGTTTCTTGACTTTGCATGCAAACCCTACAAGTCCTCTGCACTCGGCTACTAAGCAGTATGTAGACAATGTAGCTTCTGGGCTTGATATCAAAGAATCAGTAAAATGTTTAGCAAGTAATCCTTTAGAAGCAACCTATGATTCAGGAAATTTACAGTTGATTTTTTCTAATGCAGGTTTAGTAACAATAGATGGTGTAGATTTAGATACAGTAGGTATGCGTGTTCTTGTTAATTGTCAAGCAGATTTTACACAAAATGGTATATATTCTGTTAAAACAGTTGGTAACCTTTCTGTTGCTTGTGTATTAGAAAGAGCTCTTGATTTTAGGAGGGGCAATGTCTCTAATGGTGCTTTTACTTTTGTTGAGTATGGCACTATCTGGTCTAAAACTGGCTGGGTATTAGCTACAGATGATGATGATGTAGTAATAGATATTACTCCTATTAAATTTTACCAGTTTTCAGGTATAGGTGCAATGTCATTCTTAGGACTGAGTGATACGCCTAATTCATATAATTTACAAAATAATAAACTGTTGATTGTAAATGATACTGCTTCGGGTATAGAGTTTATAGATATAGATTCAGTTGGTAGAAAAACATTTATAGATTTGGAAGATACACCAAATGATTATGTTGAGGGTAAAATTCTTGTTAGTGGAGTAGATGGCATTATATATAAAAGCAATAAAGTGATTGGTGAATTGTTTGCAGATATGCCTGATAGTGTAGTTGAAGGTGATACTTTAGTCTCTGATGATGGAGGTGTTATGGTTGCTACGCCTTTCAAACTTAACAATTTGACTGATGTTACCAGTACAATTGGTGAACCCAATACTTTGTTAGGCGTTAATAATGAAGGTAATGTTCATGTGTATATTGGTATTGATGATTCACCTGTTTTACTAAGTAAAAATCCTATAAATTCAAATTGGGCTTTTAATCATGAAAGAGCTAATACTTTGGTTCATAATGTTCCAGAAGGTTCAGTTTTGCTTCATTCAAGTTCAATTATAGATGGAGGTAGCTTCTAATGTCAGATTGGCAAGATGAAGATCAAGGTGGTATAAGCACTGATGAGATAGTTCTGTGGTTTGGTGAGATATCCATAGAGAACAGGGCTTATAAAAATAAAGTCAATAGTTTGATATCAAAGTTGAGTTCAATTGAAGTAGAGAATAAGAAATTGAAGGCAGAGAATGATTCTATGAAGCTCAACTTAAATGCTAGCCAAAATGCTAGTCAAACTAAAGCTCAGGAAACATCAAAAATAGCAAGAGAGCTTGAGATAACAAAGAATACTATAAAAGATCTTGAGACAAGATTATCTATGAAGGTGAATGATATCACTGAAAAAGCTAATCAAATACAGAAACTGAGTTTAGAATTAAAAGATAAGAACAAGTTGATTGATCAAATGACAGCAGAGATACAAACACTAAAGGTTATCAATTCAGAACTTGAGTCTAAATTGTTAGAATTAGAGGCAATAAATAAACAACTTCAAATAAATGATGAGGATTGCAAGAAATCAGCAAAAAAAGTTGTGTTAGACTCTAAATCAAGCACTAAAAAGACAACCAATAAATCGCATAAATAATCAATGAATAAAATCAAGATCAAAATAGGCAATAATCCAGATAATATGCCTCAATTACTTGATGGTGAACTTGCAATTTGTCTTGATAATAGAAGTTTGTATTATGGTTATGATAATAATAACAACATAATATGCAAAGGCAGGATATTTGTATATGACAATATATCTGATATTCCTGTTGAGCCCATAGATGGCGATATCTATATAGACCAATATAATTTAGTGTATATATATAGAGCTGGTGAATGGATATCATACAAGAAAATAGGTTTTGTAGATGATTTGCCATCTAAGGTTGATATTTTAGGCAGTTTTTATAGTGCTGATAATAAAGTTATCTTTGTCAGTTTTGATGATAATGTATGGTATCCCATAAGGCTTGAGACCAAGGAAAGACTGGTTAATGTAGCTTCAAATTATGAGATTAAGGTATTTGATAAATATATATTTTGTGATGCTACTAATGCGGATATTTCAATAATCCTTCCTAAATGTAAGACTTGTTCAGGTATGGAATATATAATAAAGAAGTTAGATAATTCTGCTCATATAATAACTATAACATCGCAAGATAATGTCAACATAGATGGTTCAGTAAGTTATACTCTTGCTGATCAATATGAGAAAGTTCGCTTAGTGTCTAATTTTTATGATTGGTATATAGTGTAGAAGCATAAGTGTTATTTTTGATTTCGGGTCATACTAATATTCAGCCTGGCAATGTTGTGCATAAAGTTTCAGAGCATAGTGTTGCAAGATATATCATAGGTGTTGATAATAAAGATATAAACTATGATTGTGATACTAATAAATATAAATATGAGATAATAAAGTATTCCAACTTTCTTGCTTTTTCCAATAAAGATTTCAAACTTGGCATAATACATATTCCGATAAGTAATGATATAGATTCAGCTAGTCTAAGTCGCTTGATTTATAATGAAAAAGATATAGATAGCTACTTGTTAGCTAAAAAAATATCTACTATTTTTAGTGGATACAACATCAATATTGATATAGTTTCCAGTAGTAAATATGTATATGATAATTTTGTGCTCAGATATTCTTCAATTCCTACTATAATAATAGAGCCATTTTCGTTTCTTCGTGTTGAAGATCAAGATATTTTTTTGTCATTTTTGAATGATAAAGTAGTTCAGTTTAAGCTAATTTTTTCCAAATTAAATAACTTGTCATAGTAATTTTTTTGGTAAGAAGCAAATTTTATGAGTGCTTAAAAAGCTCTTATAATCTATATTTAATTTTTTTCTTGACAAAATTACGATAGGATATAAAAATGAAAATGATTAAATTAAAGATTACATGGAGGTAATCATGAGATCTAAAAGAAGTGAAGATATGAATCGGCACATGTCGCTGATCAGGAAAAGTGATGCTTATCCTGATTTAGTTGAGTATTCTAATGATAATTGTAGCTTCATAAGAGATGTAGTTTATGAGGCTATCAATGAGTATCAACCGTTTAGAGAATGGTTAAACAATCAAAATGATGTTGATGCTGATAAAGATCCAATAATTAGAATAAATGATTTTGCTAGAGAATACGGTTTCATAAAAACAAAGATGTTTGACAAGATAATAAAGAATTTCTTGTCCAATCATAAGTAAAAAAAAAGGTGGAGCTGAAGAAATGCTTTTTAATTGGCTTTGTTTTGATTACAAGGAGATTGCTCCACCTTCAGAATCAAATATAATTATATTAGGTTTCTTGTCAAGTAAAATCGTATGACCTTAGATCAAAAAATAATTAGACTGTTATTAAACCTTTCTGTTAGTGAAGTTATAACTCAAAGAGATATAGCTAAAAAGTTAAATGTATCTTATTCTACTATAAACATCCATCTGAATAAATTAGTAGATAAGAGACTAATATATAAGGTTCAATTTGGCAGAAGAAGATCGACCAAATACTTAGTTGATACAAGGCTACTAGTCCCTTCCCATATAGCTTTCAGAAGAAAATCATACTTTTACAGTCAATTCAAGTCAAATCCTTTTAGATATAAGTTAGATCCATCTATAAAAAAAGTAAATATAGAAAGATTAAAGCATGATTCATGTATCATAGATCTAGTGTATACATGTATATCATATTATAAGCGTCAAGTTTTAGAAAAAAAATACTTGACAAATTTTGATATGTTGAATGATAAATTAAATTTGAC